ATCTACAATCTTGTTAGAAATTAATTCGGAAAGCAACTCGGGCCTTTCTACACATTGCACATTTTATTTTTCTTGTAAACGCCGAATGGCACTCGTAACTCAAGCCGAAGCAGCAAGGATCCTTGGCGTTTCAGCACCAGCTATTCACCAAGCCGTCAGGCATGGGCGACTGCGGATTGTCTTAGACACAAAAGGAAATAAACGTATCGATACATCCACCCTCTCTGAGGACTATCGGAAAAATACGCAAACCCGTAAGACTACCGCGCATGAGAAGGCGTCACAAGTAAATCCAGAAGAGCTTGAGCAGAAGCATCGGAAAACGTCCACAGCTGGACGCATGACCAAGACGCAGGAGTACATCCCTGATTACGACGAAAGCAGAGCAAGAACTGAACACCTAAAGGCTGAGTTGCTTGAGCTGGACAGGAAGCAGAAGGAAGGATTGTTAGTCCCAGCGGTAGATGTGGAGTCGAAGTGGATTGAAATTATTACCTTGGCGAGAACTAAAACGCTTGGCATTCCGAGCAAGGCAAAACAACGAATCCCAGATCTTGACGCTGGCGCAATGGTGACATTGGAGGACATCGTGCGAGAAACGCTTGAAGACCTTGCTTCGGAGGTTGTGTAATGAGCGATATCAACAGCATCGGGAGGGCTGCACTTTTAGCTTTCAAGCCACCAGAAAAACTGAGCCTTAGCGAGTGGGCTGATAACTATGCGTTCCTTAGTGCTGAATCAAGTGCTGAGGGTGGGCGATGGAGAACCTTGCCTTACCAGAAGGGGATCATGGATGCGATCACTGATCCAACTGTTGAACAGGTGACGGTGATGAAGTCAGCCAGGGTTGGCTATTCGAAGATTTTGAACCATGTGATTGGGTATCACGTACACCAGGATCCAGCACCGATCATGTTGGTGCAGCCCACGATTGAGGACGCTCAAGGTTATTCGAAGGAAGAGATTGCTCCGATGCTGAGAGATACGCCGTGCTTAAAGGGTTTAGTGAGTGAGGCGAAAGCAAAAGATGGCGCCAACACGATTATGCAAAAGCAATTCCCTGGGGGGACATTGAGTCTTGTTGGAGCGAATTCGCCAAGGGGATTTCGTCGAGTAAGCCGGCGGATCGTGCTGTTTGATGAGGTTGATGGTTATCCGCCTTCGGCTGGAGCTGAGGGCGACCAGATCAAGCTGGGCATCAGGCGTACTGAGTACTACTGGAACCGGAAGATTGTTTCTGGCTCTACACCGACGGTTAAAGACTTCAGTCGTATTGAGCGGATGTATAGCCAGTCAGACATGAGGCGTTATTACGTGCCATGCCCTGATTGTGGACATATGCAGTATTTGCGGTGGGCAAATATCAGATGGACAGATGGCGACCCATCAACTGCGGCTTACTGCTGTGAGAAGTGTGGGGTCTTTATCCCACATTCAAAGAAGCGTTGGATGGTCGAGCGTGGTGAGTGGCGAGGAACGTCAGAGTTCAATGGCAAGCATGTTGGGTTTCATATCTGGGCTGCGTATAGCTATTCGCCAAATGCTGCGTGGTCGAACTTGGTTGAGGAGTTTCTCGACGCTAAGCACGATGCGGAGCAGTTAAAAACGTGGGTAAACACGATTTTGGGTGAGGTATGGGAAGACGAGTATGCAAGCAAGATCAGTGGCGAATCTTTGATAGAAAGAGCTGCTGAGGAGAAGTACAGACATGAGAGCCCTCCTGCAGAAGTGTTACTGCTTACTTGCGGATGTGACTGCCAAGACGACAGATTGAGTTTGTCAGTCTGGGGATGGGCAAGGGATGAAGAGGCTTATCTGGTTGATCGAGTTGTTTTGCATGGATCACCGTCACGACCAGAAGTATGGGCTCAGTTAGATGAGGTGCTGCAGAACCCGTATGAGACGGAGGACGGCAGAAGTCTGAATATTGAGGTTTGCTGCATTGATTCCGGTGGTCACCACACGCAAGAGGTGTATGGGTATTCGCGAGAACGTGCCGCGATGGGTGTGATCGCGATTAAAGGCATGGGCCAGAAGGGCAAGCCGCCTTTGGGCAAACCAAGCAAGGTCGATATCAACTTCAAAGGTCGAGCGATGAAGAATGGCGCTCAATTGTTCCCTGTTGGTGTCGACGGAGTGAAGTCACTTCTTTTCGGGCGCTTAAAGCACAACGACCCAGGCCCTGGATATCTGCATTTTTATCCAACAGTTGGGCCTGATTATTTTTCTGAACTAACAGCTGAGCGACAGGTCTTGAGGTATAGGAATGGATTTCCCGAAAGGGTTTGGGTCAAGAAAAGTCAAAGTCCAAACGAGGCGTTGGATGAAATGGTCTACGCATATGCCGCATTACATCGTCTTTATCAAAAATTTGATCGCAGAAGTATCTGGGATCAGTTTGAAAAGCGTAATGAGCCTAAACAGGCACCTCAGCTAGGATCTAATCAGCAAAAACGGCCTAAACGCCGTAATTTCGTCCAAAGCTGGTAGTCCCGTGAACATCCCAAGCGAGATTAGGGCTGGTGACACCGTCAAGTGGAGAGATGACTCCACTACGGATGTTTTCGGCAATGAAGTCAAGAGCGATGAATGGACCCTCAAGTACTACTTGAGGTTTAACAAGGGTAGTCAGGCTCATACCTCTACAGGTAGCGCGTTTGGTACGGGGTGGGAATTTACGATTGCAGCTACTGACAGCGCGAGTTTCGACTCTGGCACTTGGCATTGGCAGTCAGTTGCCACCAAAGGATCAGAGACTCTCACTCTGGGATATGGATCATTAACGGTTGAGGACAACCTTGCCTACACGAGTGGGCCTGGGGCTTACGACGGCAGATCGCGTGTCAGACAAGATCTTGAAGCGATTCAGCTTGCGATCCGCACGTTGATTGCAGGAGGCGCGGTACAGGAATACAGGATCGGCAATCGTAATTTGAAGCGATATGACTTAGCTGATCTAATTCAATTAGAAGCTCGATATAAGTCCGAAGTTAAACGCGAAGAGCAGGCTGAGCTTGTGGCCAACGGCCTTGGCAATCCACGCAACATGTTCGTGAGGTTTAACTGATCATGGGTATTCGCACTCGCGTCATGGGTTTCTTGGGCTTTGGTAAGCCAAACCCGGCTCCAATCTCTCGCCGTGCATACAACGGCGCAATAGTTTCAAGGTTGACATCTGATTGGATGTCAAATCAGGCCAGTGCTGACGCTGAAATTAGAACGAACCTGCGAAAGCTGCGTGATCGTTCGCGTGAAATGGTGCGGAACAATCCGTACGCAAGGCAGGCCAAACGCACGACACAAATCAATGTTATTGGCACTGGCGTCAAGCTGCAGTCACAGGTGTTGCAGCTGAGAGGAACCAAGCGCGACACCAGGATTAATAAAGAAATTGAGTCTAAATGGGAAGTTTGGAGCCGTGCTGTCCATTGCGATTGTGCAGGCCGCTATAGCTTCCACGATTTCGAATGGTTAGCGGTTGGAGCGATGTGTGAATCAGGCGAAGCCCTTTTTCGCGTTCTTAGGCAGCCATTTGGCGAGTCAAAGGTGCCCTTCGCGCTGCAGATGCTTGAAAGCGATTTATTAGACGAGGCTTATCAAGGGGGAACACTTGCTAAGAAGAATGAATGGCGTAATGGCGTAGAGGTTAATGAATGGGGTCGTCCTGTTCGTTATGCGATTTTGACTCGTCACCCTGGTGACACTTGGTTTCAGGGCACGCCGGATCCAAACAGGAAGCATATTTTCTTGCCTGCGGACGATGTAATTCATTTGTTCATGCCGGATCGTCCCGGTCAAAACCGTGGAGTTCCCTGGTTCCATAGCGTGATGGCTGATGCACACCAGTTGCAGGGCTACGAAGAAGCTGCGGTGATCCGGGCTCGTGCTGGCGCAAGCATCATGGGCTTCATCACTAATAACGAAGGTGAGTTGATAGCTGATGACATCCAGAACAACCAACGCATTAGCGAGTTTGAGCCAGGCACATTTAAGTATCTGTCTCCAGGGGAAACAGTAAACGTCCCTTCTATCGATTCACCGGACCAACAGTTCGAGATGTTCGTCAAGAACAAGGTCAGGCGCTTTGCGTCAGGCTTTGGTTGTTCTTATGAGACGTTGTCTCGTGATTTCAGTGACACCAACTACAGCAGCAGCCGTTTGAGCTTGCTTGAGGACCGTGAGCATTGGCGTGTAGTGCAGAAGTATCTAGTTGATACGTTCCACATGCGTGTTTATCGCGAGTGGCTAAATCTTGCAGTTCTGTCTGGAGAGCTGCAGTTTGCAGATTATGAGTTGAGACCTGAGCGTTATGACCGTCCACGTTGGATGTCTCGTGGCTGGAGCTGGGTTGATCCACTGAAAGAAGTAAGGGCTTACCGCGAAGCGGAACAGGCTGGATACATGACCAAAGCTCAGATCATTGCTTATTCGGGTGGTGATTATGACGACAACATTAATGAATTAGCGCGAGAGCAAGAGCTTGCTGCCGACGCAGGGGTGAAGTTGGACAAGGATCTTGATCTAACAGATGAAACTGTGCAGCTTGACTTGCTTGAATCAGTAGAGCCCACACGTAAGCGCGGCAATGGCAAACGTAAATGGAGTTGAAATTGACCTTATGCCTAATGAAGGCATGAGGGCAGAAGCTCAGCGTTACCGCGACTGGAAATCTGATGGCGAAGGAGGTGGTACTGATGTTGCTCGAACCAGAGCGACTCAAATTCTTAGCGGCAATGAGCTATCGGCTGACACTGTCATCACAATGTCAGCTTGGTTTGCGAGGCATTTGGTTGACAAGCAAGGGCAGGGATATAGCCCTGGGGAAGATGGATATCCAAGCAATGGTCGTGTTGCATGGGCGGCGTGGGGAGGTGATCCAGGCAAGTCATGGTCAGACGCTCGCGCTGAGAGAATAAAGAAGGCCAGAGAGCGTGCCCATCAAAATGGGCATAATGGGAGCAAAACATCCCAAACCGAAGACACCCTCATCACCAAAGCTATGGAACCTGACACTCAAAGAGCTGCACCAGATGAGCTAAAAGTGGGAGATTATGTTTCCTGGAATAGCTCTGGTGGTCGAGCGAACGGATTGATTGAGGAGATTGAACGCGATGGAAGCATCGATGTTCCTGATTCTGATTTCACAGTTAACGGCACGGCAGAAGATCCTGCTGCTTTGATCTGTCTTTACCGAGACGGAGAGAAGACTGATGTTCGAGTGGGCCATCGCTTCAGCACTCTCACCAAGATCGATACGATCCGTGAGTTTGATATCGAGGAAGCAACTCGAGAGATGATTGGCGAGCTAATGCAGCGTGCCGAAACATCTGAAATCCGTAATTTGGATG